AGCAAAAGCAATGCGTGATATTGAACAAAGAGCTTCTACATCAAGTCCTTCAGGACCCGCTTCTTCTTTAAGCGGAACAAAAAGAGTTAGATAAATGAGCGATTGGAAAAAGTCAGACAATTTACCAGAAGATGATTTTGATTATTCTCGTAGAACTTATTACGATTTAATTGAAAAAGGTAATGCTGCGCTTGAAGATATGATTGAAGTAGCTAGAGCTTTAGAACATCCCCGAGCTTTCGAAGTTGTATCTGGTATGATTAAAAATGTTTCAGATGTAAATGACCGTCTTATGGATCTGCATAAGAAAAAGAAAGAATTTGAAAAGAAGGATGTTCTTCAGGTGACAGCTCCTGAGGGAACTACAAATAATTTATTTGTAGGATCTACAGTAGATTTACAAAGAATGTTACAAGATATGAATAAGCCGGCGCAGGATAATGTAATTGATATTACAGATAGATTAGATGATGGAAAAGAATGATTCTTATTTAGGCAATCCAAGTGTTAAACGTGATGGTGTTGTTACTAATTGGACAAATGATGAAGTTAAAGAATATGCTAAATGCATGCAAGATCCTGCATACTTTGCAAGAAAATATTGTAAAGTAATTCATCTTGATAAAGGTTTAGTTCCATTTGATCTGTATCCATATCAAGAAAAAATGTTTAATCAGTTTAATACAAACAGATTTAATATTGTTTTAGCCTGCCGGCAATCTGGTAAATCTATTTCATCAGTGGCGTATCTACTTTGGTTTGCGCTTTTTAATAGTGAAAAAGTTATTGCTGTTATGGCAAATAAGGGAGCGACCGCCCGGGAGATGCTTGGTCGAGTTACACTCATGCTAGAAAACTTACCGTTCTTTTTACAACCTGGATGTAAAGCTCTTAATAAAGGGTCTATTGAATTTAGTAATAATTCAAGGATTGTTGCTGCTGCGACATCAGGGTCATCTATTCGTGGTATGTCTGTTAACTTACTTTATCTTGACGAGTTTGCATTTGTTGAAAGAGCCGCAGAGTTTTATACATCAACTTATCCAGTTGTATCGTCCGGTAAAGATACAAAAGTTATTATTACATCTACAGCAAACGGTTTAGGTAATGTCTTTCATAAAATCTGGGAAGGTGCAATACAAAAAACAAATGAATTTATTCCATTTCGAGTCGACTGGTGGGACGTTCCAGGAAGAGACGAGGAATGGAAAAAAGCTACAGTAGCTAATACTTCACCTGTACAATTTGATCAAGAGTTTGGAAACACATTCTTTGGTACAGGAGATACTCTTATTAATGCAAACACTTTACTAGAATTAAGAAGACACGATCCACTAGAAACAACAAAAGATAGTGTAAAAATTTATAATCAGCCAATCAAGGATCACAATTATGTGATGCTAGTTGATGTTGCTAAAGGAAGAGGACAGGACTATAGTACTTTTAGTGTAATCGATATTAGCGCGGAGCCATTTAAGCAGGTTGCTGTGTATCGCAATAATCTTATCTCTCCCCTCCTCTTCCCTAATATTATATATAAGTATGCAAATTCTTACAATCAGGCGATGGTCGTAATAGAATCAAATGATGCTGGAATGGTTGTATGTAATGGTTTATATCATGATCTAGAATACGAAAATATGTTTGTCGAGTCGGCTATTAAAGCGGATGCGCTTGGTATTCTTATGACTCGTAAAGTAAAACGAATTGGATGTTCTTCATTTAAAGATTTACTCGAAAATAATAAACTTGAAATTGTAGATGAAGATACAATCATAGAAATTTCTACGTTTACTGCAAGAGGCTCATCATACGAAGCATCAGATGGGAATCATGATGATATTGTTATGAATTTGGTTATGTTTGGATATTTTGCTGGAACATCGGCATTTGGTGAAATGACTGATATTAGCATACGGGATTTAATGTTTCAGCAAAGAATGTTAGAGATTGAAAATGATGTGCTAGATTGGGGCTTTGTTGACGATGGATTAGATAACGTTGTTCCGCCAACTTCAGACCAGCCATGGGCAACAGATTTAGATTTAAATGACAGACCGTGGGTTGTTCAAGAATGGTAATAATTTTTTAAAAATCAAATGTATATAAATATAACTAATTGAACATAACCGTATTATGAAACTTATAATTTCTATTAGATTGGAAAAGGAAACGACATGGCAATATATGCACCATCAGAGTCTCCGGCAGTAGTTACAAGAGAAATTGACTTAACCAACGGCGTACCCAATGTACCTACTTCTACAGGCGCAATTGTTGGCGATTTTCGTTGGGGTCCGTGTAACGAACCGATTCTCATTAATAACGAAGGAACACTAGTAGCTACATTTGGAACACCAAATGATGCCACTACTGTAGACTTTCACAGCGCCTCATATTATTTGAGGTATTCAAATGATCTATACGTCATCAGAGGTATGGATTCAGATACAGGCACTAACGCATTCCAAACTGGCGTCTCAGCAGCTGTTCCGACAATTGAGAACGATGCTGAATTCGATCAAATGTTTGGCACGCTAACAGATAGTGGACACACATTTATAGCAAGATTTCCAGGAGATCTTGGAAATTCATTAAAAATAGAAATCTGCGGGTCAAACCATGCAGATCCATCGAATGCAGCATATCATACAGATTATAATGCTTGGGCATATAAAGATAACTATGATACTGGCCCTGGTACATCAGCACATACTGCAGCTATTGGCGGTAAAAATGATGAAGTTCATGTTGCTATTATAGATACTACTGGTGATCTTTCCGGAACAGCCGGTGCAGTAATAGAAACATATCCATATGTTTCACAAGCTAAAGGTGCACAAAATGCTGATGGAACTAATAACTTTATAACTGATGTTATTAATAACAGATCTCAGTATGTCAAATTAGTTACTATGCCAACCGGTATGGGAGTTGGAGCTGGTTCAGCTGCAACATCAACGTCAGATATGAAACTAGCTGCGCAATTAGATGTAGCATTAACTAACGGGGATAATGGTGATCCGTTAGGAGTTGGCGATTGGATGAATGGTTATAATACAATTGAGGATGTTAACGCATATTTAATTGATTTTATTATAGCTCCTAGCTTAAACAACTCAACTGATCACACAACATTAGTTAACCATTTAACAACTATTGCTGCATCAACGAGAAAAGATTGTATGGTCTTCGCTTCTCCAAATAGAAATGCTGTTGTTAATAACAGAGCTCGCGCTAATGCGGATATTCTTACCGGAGTTGCTAACTTTACACGAAGCTCGTATTTGGCTGTGGATAATAACTTCTTAAAAGTATATGACAAATATAACGATAAGTATGTCCATATTCCAGCATCGTCGTCAACTGCAGGTTTATGTGCAGCTACCGATAATAATTTTGCTCCTTGGGTATCACCAGCTGGTACACGAAGAGGTCAATATTTTGGTGTGACAGCATTAGCTTATTCTCCAAATAAATCACAAAGAGATCAACTTTATAGAGCTGGTGTAAACCCAGTCACTAATATGCCAGGTCAAGGTATATTGTTGTTCGGTGATAAAACACACTTAGCAAGACCATCAGCATTCGATAGGATCAATGTTCGTAGACTCTTCTTGGTTATCGAAAGAGCCATTGCAGAAGCTGCTAAAAATATTCTGTTTGAATTTAACGATGAATTTACAAGAGCTGAGTTTGTAAATATTGTAGAACCATTGTTGAGAGATATAAAAGGTCGAAGAGGTATTACTGATTTCAGGCTAGTAGCTGATGAAACTAATAATCCACCTTCGATTATTGATACAAATCAATTTGTAGCAAGTCTCTTTATTAAACCAGCACGGTCCATTAACTTCATCACTCTTAACTTCGTTGCAGTTCGCACGGGCGTTTCGTTTGAAGAAGTTGTTGGTCAGGCTACATAAGGGGATAGGAGAATAAAATGGCAATTTTAGGTGTAGACCAATTTAAAGCTAAATTAGCAGGTGGTGGTGCCCGCCCGAATCTGTTTAAAATTACTTTAGCATATCCAGTTATTATGACAGGTGATGTTGAATTAACATCATTTATGTGTAATGCCGGACAATTACCCGGGTCGAACGTAAGTTCTATTCCCGTACCATATAGAGGAAGAGTCCTTCATATGGCAGGAGATAGAACATTTGATCCATGGTCAGTAAATGTAATCAATGATACTAACTTTGAAGTAAGACGTAGTATGGAAATCTGGATGAATTCAATGAATGCTCATTCAGCAAATACTGGTGTTACTTCTCCATTAGATTATCAAGCTGACTTAACTGTAGAACAACTAGATAAAAATGAATCAGTGCTTTATGCATACAAATTTAGAGGTTGTTTTCCAACAAATGTTTCGCCCATCGCGCTGGCATATTCTAGCAACGATACAATCGAAGAATTCTCGGTTGATTTCCAAGTACAATACTGGGAAAGCTATTCAGGTGGTGAAGCAACTGGTGTTAAAGTTACTACTTAATTGAGTAATAAATAGTACTAATTGAAGAGGTGTAGGGGGGAAATACTTTCCCCCTCACCAACATATTTAAAGGATTAATTATGGCAGATGATAATTCACTTAAGCTTTTTGGTTTTGAGATAAAAAGAGCTGGATCAAAAGATAAAGATGAAAAGCTGAAATCCGTCGTTACTGCAAAGGATGACGATGGTGCAGGGTATGTAACTGCATCAGGTGCCGGTCATTTTGGTCAATATGTCGATATTGATGGAAGTGGTGCTAAGGATAATTACCAATTAGTAATGAAATATCGTGGAGTAGCTATGCATCCAGAATGTGACGCTGCTATTGAAGACATCGTAAATGAATCAATTGTTATAGATGAAGAATCTCCTGGTGTTTCTATAGAATTAGATGAAATTGAGTCCAGTGAAAATATTAAAGAGCAGATTAGAGAAGAATTTAGTAATATTTTAAGAATGTTAAATTTTGCAGAAGATGGTCATGACATTTTTCGCAGATGGTATATTGACGGTAAAATTTATCACCATTTAGTTGTAGATCCAAATAATGAAAAAATGGGTATTCAAGATATTAGATTTATTGATGCTCCAAAAATGCGTAAAGTAAAAGAAGTTAAAAAGAAAAAAGATCCATTGACAAATGCCGATATAATTGAAAATGTAAAAGAATATTATGTATATCAGGAAACGCCTGGTAAGGGCGGTGCAGGAACAATACACACTTCACAAAACAAACAAGCTGTAAAATTTACTCAAGATTCTATTAGCTACGTGACTTCTGGTTTGTTAGATGAAGCAAGAAAGAAGGTTCTTTCGCATTTACAAAAGGCTATTAAGCCAGTTAATCAATTAAGAATGATGGAAGACTCGCTTGTCATTTATAGACTAGCTCGAGCACCAGAAAGAAGAATTTTTTACATCGATGTTGGTAACCTTCCGAAGGGTAAAGCCGAAGAATATATGAAAAACATCATGTCAAAATATCGTAATAAACTAGTATATGATGCTAATACCGGTGACTTGCGAGATGATCGTAAACATATGTCAATGCTTGAGGATTTTTGGCTACCACGCCGAGAAGGCAATAGAAGTACTGAGATTTCAAGTCTTCCAGGTGGCGACAATTTAGGACAGATTGATGACATTATTTACTTTCAAAAACGTTTATATAAATCTTTAAACGTTCCATTACAAAGATTAGATCAAGAAAATAACGGCTTTAGCATTGGAAGATCGACTGAAATTAGTAGAGATGAAGTTAAGTTTCAAAAATTTATTGATAGACTCCGTAATAGATTTTCACACTTATTTCTTAAAATTTTACAAAAACAGCTTGTGCTTAAAAAAGTTATAACTGAAGCTGATTGGTCAAAATGGGAAAAAGATATTCGGATTAATTATAATAGAGATAATCACTTTGTCGAATTAAAAGAGTCAGAAATTTTAAAAGAAAGAATACAAACATTAGATATGGTTAGTCAATATGTAGGAGAGTATTTCACAAAAGACTGGGTTATGAAGAATGTTTTAAAATTATCCGAAGACGATCTTAAAGATTTAGATGATAAAGTTGATGATGAAGAAGATGAAAGAGAAGATGAACAGCCTGATCAGCAAGAGCCTCCACAACCTGAGGCACCAGATCCGGCGCAAGAACCGCCGCAAGGACAGAAAAATAATTAAACTTTAAAATAATTAATTGTATAAATATAACTAAATAAGTGGAGAATACAATGGAAGACGATATTGAAAATGATTATGAAATTGAAACTACAGCAGAAGAAGACATGGATTTTGATGAGCCGGTACAACAAGAGCAAGAAGTAAATCCATTGATGGATATGGTTAATGCAATTGGTGACGGTGATCTTTCTAAAGCAGGCGATTTGTTTGGTGCAGAATTAAATAGTAGATTAAGTGATACTATTGAACAAGAAAGAATCAGTGTCGCAAGTAACATATATGTTGATGAAGAAGAATAGGAAGAGATGCTTAAATTTAAAGAATTAAAAGCTAATTTACATGAAGCTACTAGCGTAGTAAAAAAGTTTAAGATTGACCGTAAAAACGTGGTCATTCAAAAACTTGCTCATAATAAATTTAAAACTTTAATTGATGGCGATGAACTCGATACATATACAAATGAAAAAGAAGCTATGGCAATGGCTAAAGAATTCATTAAGCAGTACAAAGGGAGGTAGCAAATGTTTAGTAATAATAATGAAAAACGACTTACGACATATGCTTCTTTGCTTCAAAATATAAGAGAAGACAAAGATGTAAGTAGTCTTCATCTTGCAGGTCCTCATGTATCGGTATATAAAGAGCATACAGACGCCATTAAGAAAATTCATAGTAAGTATAAAAATAGTGAAGGCATGCATAGCGAAAAAGAACAGAAACATCTGAATGCTCTTAGTACCCATCATAATGAATTATCCAAGTTTCATACAGGTCTTGCGAATGTGCACGAATTTATAGGGGATAAAGAAAAAAGTAGCGAACATAATATTATTGCTGCACAACACACAGGCCTGTCAGGTACAGTAAACCCAGGTCAAAGCTTGGCACGCCAACGAAAGGGTATTTTTCATAAAGCTAATCATGTTGAAGCAGCTGGAAAAATATCAGATCTTATTGAGCGTGGTCACAACGCTATTAAAGGAAGATAACGTGGCTTGGGTAACAATGACAAATAACACTGGTTATCAATATAACAATGCTCCAGCCGATCCTGGAGTAGCTACGTTTAACACACGATCACGAAGATTATTATGGTTAAAGCAAACAAGTGGTGTTCGTACAGAAGAAAATGGACATAAAGTTTATACTAATGTACGTAAAGTTACTACTCCTGTTAACACCATTGACATTGGTGAAATGAGTAAAACTTGGTGGGATGGAAGAACATAAAAATGATTAAAAATAAAGGCCATTAAAATGAAAACATTTACTAATTTTATAAATGAAGTTAATGAGGCGGCGAAGTATCCACTTCGCAATCACCCCCACGACGCCGAATTGAGTCGTAGAGACATTAAGCATGTGAAAAATTTCGCAGGGCGACAAGAAATACACCATGAAGACCGTGCATATCAACATGAAAAGGAGGCAGAGGAGTTTCCTACAGAAAGTGAAGCTCATTATGCACATCGTGAAGCTGCAGCTTTTCATTACAGTGCTGCAGATCATTATGCAAAATTAGGTAAAAATCCTCAGTCAGGTCATGATCAAATGGGTGGTAAAAGAATGAAGCGTCCAACTGAAAAGGCAAATGATGCATCAAAAAAAGCACATGCAGCGGCAGACATGCATATACCAGATAACGCAGATGAAGACGACGGTATTGAATATCGTGTAGGTTAAAATAAGGTAAAAAAAATGAAATTAATTGCAGAATACCAAGATCAAGAAATATCTTATATGACAGAAGCTACCGAAGCTGGTGGAAAAAATCATGTGATCAAAGGTATTTTCGCACAAGCTGAAAGCAAAAACCGTAATGGCAGGATTTATCCAAAAGCT